CCTTGAACGTGTGCGAACTGGCGGGGAGCGAGATGGCGCGCAGGAAGGCGTGGAAGTGGATATCCACCGCCGTGTCCTCGCCCTCCTCGCTGGCGAGCCCCCAGTTGCCCGCCGTGCCGCCGCTCAGATCGGCCCGCGATTCGCCCTGCGACGTGGCCGCGCTCGCGGTGGCTTGATGCTGGTGGAGCAAGAGCCACAGGCGGTCCGCCGTGCCCGGCGTGAACGTCACCGTCGCCCCGTCCTCGAACGTGGTGCCGAGCGCGTTCGAGGTTGTGTTCGCGTTGTAGAACCAGTCAGTGTTCTCGGTCAGGTCGGCGTCGAGCCGCATGGCGAACAGCACGATCTGGTCGGCGTTCGTCGTGCCCGTCGTCGCCTTCATCTCGAGGTCGATAGCCTCGTCCGCGACGGCGGTCCAGACCGTGAAGTAGAGGTAGGAAAGCCGCGTGTTGGCGAGGTTGGGCTGGAACACCCACTCGGAGTCGGCAAACGCCGCACCGCCATGCGCCACGCGCAGGCCGCCGTTCCCGCTGGACAGGGAACGACTGGCCTGCGCACCAACGAGGATCAGGTACTTCTGGCCCGCAACGAAGCCTGAACTAGGAAGCTGCGCGCCCGAGACGGCCCCGTAGGTGGTGGAGGTCGTGCTCTGGTTGGTCGTCTGCTCGGCGAAGGCATTGGCGATTGCGGCCATCAGATCGCCACAACGTCGCCGTAAAGTTTTGAGGCGGTGCGCACGACAGCCCACCCCTCAAGCGCGGCCAGCGTCCCGAGCTCGCTCACCATCGCATCGCGGGCGAGCCGCATCCGCTCGAACAGCGTCTCGCCGCGGTCAGCGACGGATGGGCAGGTGAGCAGCAGCTTCGGGTAAACCTCGATCTGGTCGGGTGGGGTGGCGATGCGCGCGAAGATCGTGGCCTCATGCAGCGGCTCCTCCACGGCCAGCGCGTCAGCGACATCCGCAAGGAGGGTGACTTCGTACTGCCGGAGACGTTGGAGGACGGTCGCGGGCTCAAGCAGCCGGCGCTCGACGACGAGCACGACCTTCACCGACCACGCGGTATCAGCCATTCTATCGACGTTCCGCCGTCTACGTGTGCAATCCCCGAAGCCCGAATCGTCCGGGGTCGGCGGTCAGCTCGAAGTGCCGACAGCCGCAGAGCTGACAGCGACGGTACGTCAGACCCGGTCCGTCCTGCTCCACCGGGCCGAGGTTCGCGGTCTCCCGGCAACACCGCTTCGGCTGCGCCGGATACCTGAAGCGCCGCCGGATGCGATTGGCCAGGTGCCAGCGCCAGCGATAGAACCGTTCGCGCCAGGGCATCAGGCGAGCGTGAAGACGGTGCCGGTCGTCACCGAGTTGTTCGGCTTCCATCTGAAGCTCTCCCCGTCCTGGAGCGTGAGCGCCGCGCCGCGGTCCCACCACCCGATGAGCGGATCCGCCGGCGAGGTCGGGGTGTCGTTGTAGCCCACGACGTACTGGAACGGCCCGATCGTGCCGCCCGAGGCCGTGATGAGCACCGACGTCCCCGTCAACGTGAAGGTGCCCCCCGACCGCGTGCCGTCGTTCTGGATGTCTTCGCCGCCCGCCGTGTAGCCGTTCCCCGCTGAGATTTCGGCGAGGTCCGCCTTGACCGCGTCCAGCGAGGCCGACGGCGCGGCGTTCGAGAGGTAGATCTTGACGAGGTCGGCGCCCGCCGTCCCGAAGAGGTCGTGCACCTTGTCACACAGGTGCTCGACGAACGCCTCGAACTTATTGTACGCGGCCATATCGCTATCCCTTCCTCACGAGATGGGCGGCGATCCGGTTGCCGTTCCCGTTCCCCTTGGCGGCCCCGGCGGCCGCGTCGTCTTCTTCCATGCCCGCTCGGTTCGGGCCCGGCGTCTGGCCACCCACCGGCCCGAGCGTCAGGCCATGCTCCGCGGCGAGCTTCTGCTCCTCCTCCAAGTCCTCGAGGATCTCCTCGAAGTCGCGCCCCTGCTCCGCGGCCTGGCGCGTGCGCGAATTCAATCCGAGCGCCAGCTCCTTCTCCGAGGCATCGAGCTCGTTGCGGGGATCCACCCAGGCCCAGCCGCGCGGGCGCCACGTCACACGGGTGTAGTTGCGCGGATCAACGGAGAGGCCCGGCAGCTCGCCGGTGAGCAGGGCGATCTTGAGCCATTCCTCGTAGACCCGCGTGTGCACGTGCTCGATCATCCACTGCTGCAGCGCACGCCACTCATCCCGATCGGCGAGCTCGCCGACGCGGGCCGACGAGTAGTTGACGCCCGAGAGATCGTTGGCGAGCGAGTGGTAGGAGACCCCGAGGCCCGCGGCGATCGCGCGCAGGATCGAGGACACGAAGTCCCCATAGGCCTGCGTCGGGTGCGTCGGATCGTTCTGGACGGCCTTGTAGCCCGGCGGCAGCTCGTGCGCCATGCCCGGCGCGATCTCCTCGGGCACCGAGTCGATCGCTTCGTCCTGTGATCCGGTGAGCGCCGCGTCGGGCGTGGTCTCATAGAAGATCGGCTTCGCGGCGGCGGTCCGCGCCGCCACGAGCTCGGCCTCCTGGTAGCCATCGAGCATCTTGTGCGGCACGAGCACCGGGTGGAACCACGGCACCCCGCGCGTCTGGTTCACGCGCAAGGGGAGGAAGTCGTGGATGATGTCGGCCGCCGGCACCGGCTCCCGCTTGCGGTCGAGACCGGTCTCGGACGGGTGCCGATTCCAGAGCCAGTAGCGCACCGGCTTGCCCCACTGGTCGATCTCCACCCCCATGCGCACCTCGTTCTGGCCGTTCCCCCGCGGGACGTTGTAGGTCACGTCGAGGAGGTCCGGGTCGATGAGCTGCAGCGCGAAGCGGAACGGATTGTCAAAGCCGCGGACGAACCGGATGATGAATTCGCCATCCTGCCCCAGCGACGTCGCGAGGAGGCCCTGGACGTCGCGGAACGAGTGCCGGCCGTCCACCGTGCAGCGCAGACACCAGCGCGCCCACCCCTCCTCGATCGTGGCGTTCACCGTCTGGAACGGCCGGCCATCCACTGAGCGGATCCGTGCCTGCAGCCGGATCCCCATCGGCCCGACGACGTTGGCGCGCAGCAGCTGCAGGAAGCGTTTCGCGTAGGCCGAGTTCCGGCACAGCTCGCGCGAGCGCGCCCGCAGGGTCAGGAGGTCCCCCTGGATCTCCTTGTCGGCCGACAGCACGCCCATCACCCAGTCCATGAGCAAGCGACTGACGCGGGCCCCGGCGAACCCAGACCACCCCGACGTGCTGCCGCCCTCGAGGCCGACGACGGCGCGCTGCGCCATCGACTGGAACGGGGCCGGGGCGAGACGCTCCCACCAGCGCAGTTTGCGGAGCGGGGCGGGCGGCAGGCGGCGGCGGGCCATCAGGGCCGCACGAACGTGGTGAGGTGCATGACGCCGAACTGCTGCGGGTTCCGCTCCCGCTGCACGCGCGCGAGGTACACGTTGTGCCACTTCACGAGCTCGGCGACGGGGATCTTGTTCACCGCGCGGCCGGCAATCTGGTAAGACTCGATGTCCGACGAGGCCCGGCCTTCGAGGACAGACTGGATCGCGCCCAGCATCTTCTCGGCGTGCGTCTGCTGCGTCCCCGCCGCACCGGCGTTCAGGTCTGGCTCGAGGAACAGCACGCCGTTGTCCACCGTAAACCGCTGGGAGGCCTTCTCGACGAAGGCGACCCACTTCCAGTTGCCGGAGACAAGCGCCGCAGACGCGGTCGCCGTCACGTCGGCGTCATGGTCTACGCCGTTCGCGTTCGCCGTCGTGGTGATCTGGAGCTTCGTGCCCGTGGCGGAGGCGGAGCCGACGTTGTGGAAGGCGTACTTGAGGGTCCAGCCGTCGCCCGACAGATGGCCGGGGACGTGCTTCGTCCACGCCCAGGTATCGCCGGCGCGCGCGACAGTCGGTTCGGAGCTCGGCCGTTCGTTGTGCAGAGACCCCCCAAACGAAAAAGCCCCCCGGGGACATCCCCAGGGGGCGGTCGTGCGTCAGCCTCTAACTTATGTGGCGCAGCGCATCAGCGCCACTAGTAGTCGTTGACCCAGTTCCGCTTCGTGGGTCCGCGGCGCATCGTCTTCAGCTTCTCGGCCGCCATCGTCGTCGGGGGCGGCTCCGGGACAGCAGGCGCCGGTGCACCACCCAACCGCCGAGCCAACACCCCGAGCTGCTCCTTGCGCGCGCTCGACAGTTCGAGCGCCACGAGCGCCAGCACCTCACAGTCCAGCACCTCGTTGCGCCGCCCGCGGGGCAGCTTGTAGCGCCGGAACCATCGACCGTTCACCATCTCCTTGACCACCTTCTCCGCGACGAGCTGGTCGAAGTAGTCGGCATCCGCCGCGAGTGGGAAGTGCATGAACTGCGGGCCGGCGGTCGAGATGCGCAGCCGCCCGTAGACCGAATCCTTCGCCGCATCGGTCCCGACAAAGAAGAGCCGCACCCGGCCCCGGTTGCTCACGGAGGGCTTGTGGTTCACGATGGGATGACCTGGCCCCGAGTATCCCTTGGTGGCAAACACGCGGAAGCCATAGCGGGGTTTGCAGAAGCGATAGACCGCGTCGGTATGCGCGCCCGAGTCCACGCAGGTCGTGTCGACGCGAATCGTGACCCCTGCTTCGTGTCGCCATTCCGTGTGGAGGAGTGTGTCGAGCTGCGCCCAGACCGAGGGCTTCGTTCTGTCCTTGCTCTCCCCACTCGGGTCCCCGAGGATGATCGCCCGCGTGATGAGCCAGGATTCCTCCCCGTGCCCCCAGCCACGGATGATGACTTCCAGCCGGTCGTCCTGTACGTCCACCCCTGCCGTCAACAGTCCCACGCCGGCCGGGACGTCGGCCACGTAGGCTTCCTTGCGACCCTCCAAGTCATCGGTGTCCATCCCGCCACGTTCCTCCCACGTCTCCCCGAGCTTCAGGTTGATGAACGCTTGAAGGGCCCCGAGTTCCTGCTGGCAATCCAGCCACTCGGCCGCCAGCTTCCCCCACCGCTGCCACGGCGAATAGAGCGCGTTGATGTGAAAACCTGGAATCCGCGAACCGGGATTCTCGGGGACCCACTTCCCCCCCGCCAACATCGGGGCTTTGTCGGTCTCGGGGATGAGCGTTCCGCAATGGTCGCACACATACGCCGCATCCTCGGGCTTGTCCTCCCACTTGAGGTTCTTCCAGATGAGCACCTGGAACGCGCCACAGGCGGGGCAGGGAACGTGATACCGTCGCTGGTCAGACTTCGCATACTCCTTCTCGATCCGCGAGAATCCCTTGAGCGTTGGCGTCGAGTTCTTCAGGATCTTGCGGTTCCAGAAGTTCGCCGCCCGCTGCTCCCCCAGCTTGATCGGGTCGCCTTCCGTGCTGATGGATTCATCGTAGCGGTCGATCTCCTCAAACAACACGATCCGGATCGGCCGAGAGGCGAGTCCCGACGGCGAGTTCGCACCGATGACGGTGATATGCCCGCCGGGGAAGACTTTGTGTAGCACGGTGTTCGAGGTGTCCCGAGACTTGGGGTCTGAGACTTTGCCCCGCAAGCACGCCGCCGCCGCCAACATGGGAGCCAGTCGGTCGGTGCTCCACGTCCTGGCCATGGGGTCCACGTTCGGCTGCACGACCAGGATCGGCGCCGGGTCCTGGTCGATGTAGTACCCGACGATGTTGTTGACGATCTCCGTCTTCCCGATCTGCGAGGCGCACATGAACACAACCGCCTCCACCATGGGGTCAGTGAAGACGTCCATCATCTCCTGCTGGTAGGGAGCCCGATCCGTTCGCCACTCACCAGGTTCGGCCGAGGCGTGCCCCGTGAGAATCCGGTTGGCGTTCGCCCACTCCGAGACGGTGAGTTTAGGGGCGGGCGGTAGGCCCGCGTGGACGACCGCGGCGGCGAGGTTGAGCGCGTTCACTTCCGCGAGTTGCAACATCCCGAACATCCCCTCCTGCTTGGCGGAGCGTCGCGAGAAAATCGTTGGCGATCTCCTCGAGAATGGCCTGGGCTTGGCCGATGGATTTCAGGCCGACGATGCGCGGCGCGTACTTGCCCGGGAACGCCGTGATCCGCGCCCGCAGCTCAGCCACCACCAGCCCGAGCAGGCGCTTGAACGATTCGAGCGGCAACGACTTCCCCTCCCGCTCCAAGAGCGAGAGTTCAGCAAGCTTCGCATCGGCGACCATTTTCCGGCGTCTCGCCGCCGTTAGCCCGTCTTGCGCAGAGTTCTTCCGTGGTCTGGCCATTTCCCCTGAAACCCCTAAGCAAAAATCACTTTATCTGGTAAAGTAGTGCCGCCTGCGGTCACC